TATGCAAGGGGCAGGTGGTGGAGCTGGCGACATGGCTGATGCTGTGGATGATGCTGGTGGAGCTGCTGACAAGGCTGGCGGTGCTGCTAAGAAGGCAGCTAAAGAAATGAAGTCTTTAATGGGCTTCGATAAAATCAACAAACTATCCGAACCGAATGACGACTCTGGTGGAGGCGGCGGAGGCGGCGGTGGTGGAGGTAAAGGCAAAGGAAAAGGCGGCGGAGGTGGCGGAGGCGGTCAACCAAAAGGTGCTCAAGTTGACATGGGCAAGATTGCCGAAGGGGACAATCAATTGAAGAAATTCTTCGAAGACCTCTTTGGACGAATTGGTGAACTCTTAGCCAAATTCAAAGCTGGATTCGATGCCGCATTCCACTCTGAAGGTTTGGAACGAATGAAAGTGGCTCTCGAACGAATCGGAGCTACCCTCCAAGAAATCTTCACGGATCCACAAGTTGTCCAATCGTTCAACACGATGCTTGACAAGTGGGCTTACGCATTGGGTCAATTTACTGGTGCGATTGCTTCGGTGGGAGTGGGGATTGGTGTATTCCTTACTGAATCCATAGCCAACGCACTCGACAATCACAAAGAACAAATCAAGAAAGCTCTTGTCAATACAATGGATGCGACTGGAGATATGTGGGAGGCAGCTGGGAACATTGCTCAAGCTATCGGTGATTCCATTTACAAGGTATTGACGAGCGAAGGGGCTGTGAAGATAGGTGAAGCCATCGCAGGGGCGTTCATTAGTCTATACGTTGATATCAAAGAAATCGGAGTGAAACTTGGTCGTGACTTGATGAAGGCTTTCGAGACGATTATCACGAAGAATGCTCCGAAACTTACAGAAGCATTCAATACAATGTTGAAGAATATTGCTCCAATCTTCAAAACGGTCGAAAAAGCCGTTGAAGATGTTGGAAAGATGTTCAAAGGTGTTTACGATGACACTATCGGACCGTTGATTCTTCAATGGGGTGATATGATATCGGGATTGGTTGGAACGATTATTGATGGATTCAACAATCATGTGAATCCCGTTCTTGAGAAAGTCGGGAAAGCATTTAGTGATGTATACGACCAATTCGTGAAACCTATGATTGATTCACTAGGGAATGCCATCTCGAGCATTGTGGAAGCTATAAGCAGGATTTGGACAGCACTTGAACCACTATACAACCTACTTGCTAGTGCATTAGGTCCGATTCTCGGAGTCGTTGCTGGCTTGCTAGGTGGACTCTTGCTTGCTGCAATCGCTGGAGTCTCACTCGCATTGAAAGGCTTATTCGACTTTTTAAGTTGGATTTTCGATATTCTTGGAAACGGTGTGACCGCAATCGCTGAATTTGCTGATAAGGCAATGACAGCAATCCCGGAAGGCTTCCAAGCTGCATGGGATGGAATTGTGGCGATATTCGGTGGAATAGGTCAATGGTTTGCGGATCGTTGGAATGACATCGTCACCGAATTCAGCAATGTCCCAACATGGTTCAACACAATCTTCACAACAGCATGGAATAACATCGTGAATGTGTTCAAATCTATCGGACAATGGTTCAAAGACCGTTGGAACGATGTGGTGAACGCACTTTCGAACGTGGCAACATGGTTCGGAACGATGTTCAAGAATGCATGGAATGGAATCGTGAACGTGTTCAGCGTGGCTGGTTCATGGTTTAGTGGCATTTGGGGAGGCATCAAAGCGGTGTTCTCTGGTGTGGTTGAATTCTTCCGAGGAATCTTCCAAGGAGCTTGGAACACGATTACAAGCATCTTCTCAACGATTCCAAATTGGTTCAGCAACATCTTCTCAAAAGCATGGGCAGGTGTTCGAGATGTATTCTCGACTGGTGGACGAATCTTCATGGGAATTACCGAAGGGATTCTCGGAACGTTCAAGACTGTTGTGAATGGAATCATCGGAGGTATTAACCGAGTGATTACAATTCCATTCAATGGAATCAATGGAATCCTTGATGGGATTCGTGGAATCAGCGTGATGGGTGTGAGCCCATTTGCTTGGATTGGTAGAATCAGCACTCCTCAAATCCCAATGCTGGCTCAAGGGGGATTCGTTAAGGCGAACACTCCACAATTGGCGATGATTGGGGATAACAAGCACTACGGTGAAATTGTGGCACCTGAGAACAAGATGCTTGCAATGGCTCGTGAAGCTGCTCGATTATCGAAAGATTCGAACAGTAGTGCGGAAGTAGTTGCGTTACTAAGACAATTAGTCACATTAGTGGCTGGAATGGATTTGAACATCGATGGCGAATCGGTTACGAGAAAAATCTTTGACATCGCAAATGGAATCCAACAAAGAACAAATCAACCATTATTAGATTTTTAGGAGGTGCATAGAGTGAGCGAAATCACAGTGAATGGAGTTGCTCTTGCATCTCCTGTGTCTATATCAAACAGCGATGAAATCATTTGGAGCTCTGGGACTGGTCGAAGTGCGAACGGTCTCATGAGTGGAGATGTCATTGCAAACAAAACAACAATTCAAATTTCTTGGGGAATCTTAACTCAAGATGAATATAATGCCATTCGTAACATCCCAAGCGGGTTCTTCAATGCGACCGTGCAAGGTAAATCGATTAGAGCATATCGAAGCACAATCTCGGGAACTTGTATGGGTACATTTAGCGATGGCATAACTTACTACAACGATGTATCGACATCGTTCATTGAGCAATAGGAGTGATGAAATGCTAGAAACAACACAAGAGTATAGAGATGCGATTGTGTCTGATGTTCGAGTGATTCACGCTTCATTCACGCTCAACAATCAGACTTATGTTAAGTCACATCTAAAGAAAATCGAACATGATGCTTCCATCTCTGGAGGCTCATCGTTCGTTCCCGGTGGCACATTCATCAATTCCCTATCTGTCGAACTGAATCAGATAGTCGAAGGAATTGAGGAGATGATGCTATCAACAGCGAGCCTCGGAGTTCAAACAATTGACGGTCAAGCGGCAATGTTGCCCCTTGGTCGTTTTTTTGTGACCGAAATCAAGCTCGACCGTAATTCAAAAATTACAAAATTAAAGCTTCAAGATGAATTCGTGAGATTGCTTGGAACGTATGAAAGTAAACTCTCGTATCCAACAGGAACACGAGAAATCTTCCAAGAAATCGTGACGATGACGGGAATCCCTGTGAGTGATGCAATAAATCTCCCAGATGTGTCCATCAAGACAAAATTGGAGAAAGCAACATTCAGAGATGCCATCATGTATCTCGCTCAATTGGATGGCACGTTCGCACGATTCAATCGTGATGGAAAGCTCGACTTCATCGATTTGAAGCCTACAACGAAACAAATCACGAGAAGCCAATATGGAGCTACTGGGCTAGTACGAGACGAAATCAAGTACAAGCTCGGATCCATTGAATGTACTGTCGATAAGACCAAGATTGTGGCGGGTAATCGTTCGGGGAACAAGATGGTTCTCAAGAATCCATGGATGACTCAACAATTGCTCGATAGATTGTACAACAAGTATCGAGATTTGAGCTTCTATCCATACGAATTATCATGGCGAGGCGACATCGACACCGAACCCGGGGACTGGGTCTCAGTCTATTGGGGTTCAGAGAATACAAGATTCGACATTCCTGTATTCTCACATCACATCACATTCGATGGTGGATTGAGTTCAAAGACGAATGCGAAAGAATCGGGGCAATCTCAATCACAATACAAGTATCGTGGACCCGTTCAAGAGAAACTTGACTACATTGAAAGCCTCACGACCAAGATTGGTCGCTTGTATTTGGATGAGGCTGAGCCTATCAATCCAAAAGAGGGCGACAAGTGGATGAAACCGAGTGGTGGATATGCCATCATGTATGAACGTGTAGACGGTCAATGGGTCCGTAAGGTGGACACCGCTGATTTGAATAAAATCATCGAGACCATCACGACCGATGAAGTTATTGCTAAGAAGATTAGTGCTGGATTGATTCAGTCATTAGAAATCAACGCACGACAAATCACAGCGGGCTCGCTTGACTTGAATCGAATCTCAATCACGAATGGTAGCAAGCCAATCATGGAAGTTCGAGATGGCAAAATCTACTTCGATGTATCAAGTGTCGAGGACTTCAAGAAGCCAATCAAAGAAGTCGAAGCAAAGCTCGAGATGAAGGCAGACAAGCTCATCACAGAAGACCAACTTAAACACTTGCAAGACCAACAACTTGTCATGATGCAAGAGATGAAGGCGAAAGCGACTCTTGAGACGGTTTTAGAGTGGAAGGCTAAATATGAAGCGTTCGTAAAATCAAACGAATCAGACAGAAAGCAAGCACAAGATGACCTTGTGTCGCTCTCTCAACGCATGATTGGGATTCAAAATGACTTAGGCTCTATGACAGCTATTTGGAACGCAATCGACCGCAATATGAAATTCGGAAATGAAGGGCTCTCAATTGGGAATCCTCAAGGAGATAGCTCGATTCTTGTGTCTGACAATCGAATCTCGATGATGTCTGGTGGTCGAGAGGTCATGAGCATTTCGCAAGGTGTGATTCACATCGACAATGGGGTGTTCACGAAATCGATTCAAATTGGCTACTATGTGGAATCTCAATACAATGTGAATCCAAAATTCAACGTAATCAGATACGTAGGACCGTAGGAAAGGAGGTAAAAAATGGGAATTCAATACTTCGATGGGAACTGGCACACTTATATTCGATATGAAGTGAGCACACTCTCCCAAGACCGTGTGGCGAATACTACGACCGCACGGGTAAGCTTGTACATCGGGAATGACCCCGGTGGATATGAAATCCAATTTGACCCAACCTACGGGGCATACATGGGAGTGCAACTAGCGGGGCAAAACAAGTACTTAAAAATTGAGCACCTCTTTATTAAGGGCTCAGAGCGTTCTCTTGGAAGTGTGGACTTCACATTCACACATGATGAAGATGGACAAGCGACACGCAAGATTCTCTTGTGGTCAAGCTCTACGAGTGGCATCAACTATGGTGGATGGTATTTGGGCTCAATCGATACGAGCTTCACACAAACATTCGCTAAGATTCCAAGGATGTCGAAGGTCGCATCCGTATCTGGAACGAGAGAACTCGGACAAGAGCTCACAGTCACACTCGACAGAAAGGTCGAATCATTTACCCATCAAGTTTGGTACAAGGTATGGGGCTCTGATTGGTACGATTTAGGAACAGGACTTGGAACGACAGTCAAATTCACTCCTTCTCCAGAAAACGCAAGAAAGAATGTGAACGTGGCATCGAGTACGTTTGATATTTGTGTCCGCACATTCGATGGTGACAAGCAAATCGGGATTGATGAGTATAGTGTTGGATGGTATATCGGGCTCCCTAGTGGAACACAACCGAGACTCGAGACCATTGAGCTTGTTGACAAGGCAAAAGCAACCAAAGACATCGTGGGAAAGAATACATTCGTCCAAACATTCTCCGAGATGGTAGGAACATTCAAAGGGATGGAGGGCACTTACGGATCCACAATCAAGACATTCCATGCTGAGGTCGTAGGTCAAAAAATGGCAATCACCTCGAATGGTGGCACATTCCAATTCTTCAAGAATTATGGTGATTACAATGTCGAAGCGTATGTCATCGATAGTCGTGGACTCAAGTCCAATGTAGTGACCGTACCAATCAAGGTGCTTCAATACTTCGCTCCAATGCTATCGTTTGAAGCGGTTCGAGGTGGCGGAGACCAACAAACGATTGTTGTTCGAAGAACAGCCAAAATCGCACCACTCATGGTCGATGGGGTTCAGAAGAATCCAATGCGTTTGAAATTCAAAGTCAAACCAGCTTATGACGGATACTTCACCGACAACAAAGGCGGAGGAGTTGATTCAATAGTCATCAACTCGCTCACGAATTCGAATTCGGACTTATTTGGGACATTCGCTGCTGATAAGGCTTGGATTGTCGAAGGTACAATCTCGGATGCTTATGCAAGCTTCACATTCACCGCTCCAATCGTGGGACCCGAAGAGGTAGTCCAATGTAGGACTCCGAATGGCTCTGGATTTGGAAAGGTATGGGAGCGAGGGA